AAATAAGCTTAGGCGGATAAGAATCCTGAATGGTCATATTCTCATCGTCAAGCGAAGTAACGGAATAAATATCATAGTCCTGAGGATAAAGCGCAAACATGGACTGATCGCGAAGGAATACAGTCGCAAACCAGCGCTCAAATTCCTCGATATTTGCGGCTTCTTTACAAAGAGCACACGAATTAGTTTTACGATCATGAACACAAAAAATAATTTTCATCCTAGTCTCCCTCGAGCGGTCGAATCAACTTTTTGGCAACCTCGATTTGATGTTGTTCCTTCTGAAGCAGGCGGGTGACCGTCTCATTCTTAACCGTCTGCTTCCTTCGTGCTTTCAGCATATCAAATTTCTTAGAATCTGTCAAATGCAAATAATCATCATAATATGCCGGAGGACGCGTAATCATGCCATCAGGCAAAACAACACGATCATAGTTATAGACATCATCAGAATACTTAACAATCCAATCATGAGCAATACCAGGCTTCCGAGACATAGTGATAAATTCCGGCGCACGACCATTATAATGTGCAGGGGCATCCTTACCATATACCTTCTTAGTAACATAACGCGCTACATAAGCACAACTCTTAAAAGTAACATTGCCAATAGTATGAAAACCATAAGGCCAAACACGAAACAAAAAATCAGACATGTAAAGCGGACCATAAGGCGTTTGTCGTAAAAGCTGACGATCATCAGAAAAATCATAGCCAAATAAAATAAGATGATAATGAGGTCGCTGATTTTTATCACCATACTCACCACACGCAAAAAAACGGATTTTAATATTTTGAGCAGATAAAGCTTTCCGCAAACGCTTCAGAAAAAGCTGAACATCACGAACGCTTACAGATCCGGAAGCCGGAAGGTGCTCATCGTCAAAAGTAAGAGTGAGAAAACAATTCCTATCATGCAGGGACGCTTCGTGTACACATCTGACCGCCCATTGTCGAGAGTGCGCAAGCCTACATCCTATACATTTGCCACAGGGAATAGTGCAAGGTTCAGCGCCTCGCGCAGGCGGCGAAGCAGGCGAACCAAACACAATACGATAACCCGATTTCGAGCTGGCGTCCGGAACACGCCAGCAATCGATCGGATGATAACAAGCCATAAATTCAAACCAGTTAGATCCGGAAACCACCGCGCATTGGGCGAGCACGGAGATTACGCTTTTTAACATTAACGACACCTTTTGTAAAAATCTTACGAGACTTCTTCTTAGACAATTTTCTACGACGTTTCACAATAAGCACTCCCTTCACTTAAGCGCACTGAAAGGAATCCAGCGCAATAATTCACCTACAGACGTACCAAACCTATGAGCATAACCGGTTTTGATATCCTGGACAGACTGTTCCTGCTCATTAGCAAGTTTGATCCGGATCGAATCTTCAAGGGTACGCTTTGCAGACGCATCAAGGTTAGCAGCACTCGCCATATTTTCAGCCGTACCAGCAGCCAATTTATCAATTTCATAAGGCGTCAACTGCTGTAACCTAGACAATTCACCATAAGACTTGGCGGCAAGCGCAGAAGCGGCGCCAGCTTGAGCAAGATTAGCCTCAGACCGGGTACCAAGCTCAGAGACCTGAGCATCAGTAATACGCTTACTATTTTCAATATCCTGCAAAATTTTATTTATGTTAGCGTCAGCAACTTTAACCTGCATCTTGAAAACCTCAGTCTGTTGTTTAGCCTGAGCAGTAAGAGCAGTGATATTATCAGCTTTCAAAGGTATAAGGGTAGTTTCACCCTGAACCTGAGACGTCTGAGCAGACTTAAGCTTAGTATCCTGCAAGACATTACCAGCTTCAGCACGGGTCTTTTCAATCGTAGCCTTAATAGCCTCATTTTGCACCTCAAGATTTCGAGCCTGCTGAGCAGCCATAAAACCAGATGTAGCGGCAGTGCCGAGATTCTCGTACGATCCACCAGAAGAAGCACCAAAAGTAGAATTACCACCATTAGCTGATAGAATCGGGTTAAGACCAGCGGCCTTCAAGTCAGCAATCTCAATCTGATGTTGCTTATACAACTGATCGTGCGCAAGCTGATAATTTAACTGAAATTGCTGAGCCTGCTGCTTATTAGCTTCATGGCCACCTAAGAAACCAAGGGCACCACCAAAAATATTACCAGCAAACTTACTAAACCAAGACATAAGATCACCTCGCTTAGAAGTGGTCAACGAGGCCAGGTACACCATATACCGGCATTGGGCGAGCACATTTCATCTCAATATAGCTATCTATAATAAACTGAGGCTCGCTCTGGACTGCAAGAATTCTAGACACTGGCGGATCATCCTGAATAAACTGAGCGGAAAGCGTCGGGAGACTATCAAACTTCTGTGAGAGATGCCAAACATCAAGCGACTGAGGATCCGTACTACGAAGTTTACCAGTAATCATACTAGGGAAATAACGATATTCTGCGTATCTTTCCTGATAGCCGAAAACATCATCATCAACAGCAGTGCCCTGTGCATAGATTTCTTTGTTAAGGATAGCCTGTTCACCAAGGTGAGCAAGTACCGGCCAATAGAAGTCAAAGCGCGTGCGGCGAGAGAACATACGCGGAATGCCCTGCTGGTACGTCAGATCTGCACGAACATTCAGAAGGCCAATAATAATGCCATGTTCAACGAAAGATTTAGTGAATCCGTGTTTAGCCGAAGTACTGGAAGCAAGGCCATAAGCAGCGAGGTTGCCCTGCGGAGTTTCTGCACCGGTTGAACCGGTTGCGGAATTCTGCACAACCGGATTGATAATAACAGGGCTTTCGGATCCACCGAGGTATTCCGGACGCTGCAAGCGAGAATCCGGAGAGACAACGCCAAAGTGCGAGCGGAGAATTTCCGTGTAGCGGGTACCGCCGCGGGCATCACGTTCATAAAGCTTCTGAAGCTGAAAAGCCTGACGAAGACTATTGATAGTAGCGGCAGTAACGGAAGAAAGATCAGCAATGAGTCCAGAATCACCAGACTGTACAACACCAAGAGCACCAGCCAAAGAAGTACTCTCATTAGCATTACCAGACCCGAGAGAACCATTACTAACTAAAGGATGGAACCGGTACGAATCATCAGAATTAGGGCCAAAATAACCAGAGTCAGCGCCATTAGTAACATGCAAGGCGGAACCGTTGCCATGAACAGGCGCATTACCACTAAGCGGAAGTTCGACGCCAGGGCCTTTCTGAGGCCACGGAAGCGCGCTGGTAAAATAATCATGACGCTTACCACGTCTCAAAAGATGATGAGCACCATTAAAGCCAGAATCACCAAGACCGACGTCATCAAGTCCGGAAGCGGTGTTAATCTCAGCATAGGTTGAAAGGTTGATAGGATTCTGTAAATTTTCGTCTCGGAACCATTCGTTCCAGATAAGGGCATAAGCGCGTGCGGCTAATTCGTTAGCCTTAATACCTCTCACGCCAGTCGGAAGACCAAAATAATCTTCAAGAGATCCAACAGGGAAACCACCTTCAACCGACGCTGTAGTCTGCGGTACAAGATAATCAGTAGACGCGCCAGGATAATCCTGCTGACCATTAAACTGTTCCCAGTGTTTCCAAAGCAAGCGATACGGAACGAAAAAATAAAACGTATCGAGAAACAGATTATCCATCGTAGGAACAACCGGAGTAGAAAGACGAGCAAGGAAATTAAATTTCACTTTGTAGCTATCACCGGGCAGAACCTCGTCAACGAGAAACGGCACAAGGTAGCCGCTGTCAAACGTAGATTTCCAACCGTGTGATCTATCAAACACAGACCGGGAGATTTGAGCTCGAGGGATCTGTGAAAACAAATGCTTCATAACCGATTTCATATTAACAATCCTTCCACAAATTATTTAAAGGGTTTAGAGAGTGAACGCGTTTAACGGTGTCACTCCAGCCAATTACATCAAGTAGGGTAATTGGCTGGCCGGTGCTTACCGTTAGCAAAAATGCTTTTTACCGGTATCCTCAACCGATCCGGATCACTTTTAATCCGGATCACTTTACTTCTTTACCGGTACCTTCAACAGGTCCGGAAGGTACTTCAAAAGTACCGTCAACAGGTTTGTCAATAATTCCAATCCTAATTGCTTCAGCATAATCATCACTTCCTTCCTTTAGAGACTGAACAAACTCAAAATAGGCAGCAGGATCATTTCCAAATCGTTCGCGAACTTTACTTGGAAGGGAACTAAATGCATTATTAGCCGCCACTAGAACATTCTGAGCTTCCTGATAAGAAGGCATATCAGAATAATCACCAAATTGAGGCACACGAGACACCGGAACAGTAGGATCTACAAGTACACCGGTGTTCTCAAAACGCGCAATGATGCAATTAATATCCGCGTCATCTTTAAATGACTGGAGCGTCTGCGAAGGCTGGTCAAACTTAATACCAGGCTTTTCGCCGGTAACAGAATAGCGAGAATTAAATTTCATGATCTTCCTTTCCGCGCGGATCCGCGCTACAAGTATCATCAAATAAAGAGGTAGGTTTAAATTTACTACCTCTATCAAAATAAGATCCACAATTTAGACAAACAGCCACATAGTCGTTAACGCGGTACAAAACGTGTTGACAATACTTACAACGATCGAGACCGTCAGATACGAAACGATTAAAAGAAGTAGATACTTTAAGCATGACATAACATCACATCCTTAGGCTAATAATGGGGGGAACCCGCCGCAAGACACCAGAGAACTTAAACAACAAAACAGACAAGCGCAAGTAAACGGCGGCATTTCCCCCCATGCCCCTAGGGCAATAAAGGAAAAAAAAAGGCCGCTGACGGATGGATACATCAGCGGCTTGCCGCTGTAAACGGCAAAAGAGAAAAGAGAAAAGAGAAGAACTAGGCCTCGTCCGAGCTTCGGGCAAGGTTCGGACGAGCAATCTTAAAGATATCGAAAAGTTCATCGACCGAACAAATAAGCTTAGGCGGATAAGAATCCTGAATGGTCATATTCTCATCGTCAAGCGAAGTAACGGAATAAATATCATAGTCCTGAGGATAAAGCGCAAACATGGACTGATCGCGAAGGAATAC